ACATCATCTAGTTCGTTTCCTTTGTTTTGTGAATATTTTGATTCCCATTTTTTACCTTCATGTTCGTGATTAACAATTCCTTTCATTTTAGAAAAATCTTCCCACCACTTGGCTGATTTTGGCATGTAAGTAGTTCCTGCTAACCCTAAGATACCATAATCTTTATTTCTTTTAAGGTGGTTAATTATTTTTTGCCCCCAATTTTTTGAATCAAAATAAATGTCGTCGTGACATAATACTACAATATCATTTTTGGATTCGTTTAAAATTTTGTTATAAACTTCAGTTAATGAAAATTCTCCATTATTTTCCACAGGAACTATTTCAGGGTTAGAAACCCCTGAAGACTTTTTTAATAATTCTACAAATTTATCGTCAATTTTTCTTGTTGAAAATCCTATTGTAATCATAATCCTGTACTACCGAAACCATTATTGTTACGGTCTTTATTGTTGATGTCTGTAACTTTAACTAAATTAACCCATTTACCATTAACTACAGGACATAGTACTGCTTGTGCAATTTTTTGTCCTTTTTCTATTTTAATTCTTTCTTTTGTTGTGTTAAAAATAATTACTTTAACCTCTCCTTGATATCCACTATCGACGGTACCAGGTGAATTTAAAACCATTAATCCTTGATTTAACGCTAACCCACTTTTAGATCTAACTTGTATTTCATATCCGTCAGGAATATCAAACCTTAACCCCGTAGGTATTAATTTTCTGTCATTACCCTGTACCCACAATTCTTCTGTAGAACGTAAGTCAAATCCTGAGTCTGATTTATATGCATATTCAGGGTCAGAATTTTCACCACTATTAGTAAAATTTAATGAAACTTTCCTTTCCATAGATTCTAAAAAGTGAGATTCCAATTCATCACTATTAATTCCTAATTTTTCAAACATTTTGGATGGGTTTTTCATATCAACATCCCCAACCATGTTTTTTAAATCATTAACCATTTTCATTTGGTTTTTGATATCTTTTAATTTTTCAAACATTATTTTAATTCTTTTAATTTTTTTATGAATTGTATTAATACATCAACATCTTTTTCACAATATTCTGAAATTTGTTGTAGTTTTTGTTCTACCCAATAAGCGTGATGTACTTTATCTCCTGTTACTTCTCCGTCTTTAGGTGTATCAATACCCATAGTCGAACACACTAAGTCTAATGACCCAATAGAAGTGTATGCCCCATATTGCCAAATCTCTTTTGTGTCAATAGCTTTCACCTCCCAAGGTTTTGTATCGTAAGATGGCAATAACTTAGACGGTAAAATTCCGTTTATTATCATTCTTTTTGCCAACATAGGGATATCAAAATTCTTTAAATTGTGACCACATAGATAAAAATCTAATTTATGGCACCTATCAAGAAGATTTCTTACTTGTAATAATAATTCTTTTTCATCGTCACCTAAGAATGTTTGTTTTTTAACTTCTCCGTTATCCATAACAAAGGCCATAGAAACACAAACAATTTTTGCAAATTCAGGAACTAAAGCCGAACGTTTTTTAAAAACATCATCTTTAGTTAAATTAATATCTTCAGGAAATCTTTTTTGAAACCAATCAAAATATTTTTCAAATTGTTCTGCAATTTCAGGACTAAATCTTTCGCAAGACTCTAAATCAGGACACCCACCAACAGTTTCAATGTCTAAGAATAAAATTTTTGTAATAGGTATATTTATCATTTTATTAAAGATTTATATAGTTCAGCTCTGTCTTTTGTTACTTTATTTAGGTCGTACGTGTCTTTTACCGTCTCATACAATCTTTGACCTAAATCGTAAGCCCAATTAGGGTTATCAATTAATTTTTTCATGTATTTAGCCCAATCACTATGGTTTCTTGATTCATCTACTAATAGTGCGTTACCGTCAGTAAATTCACCATTTTTAAGTCCGTGTTTTAAATCAATAGTATACGGACCAACATTAGACGCTATAATTGCTTTTTTATAAAATCCCGCCTCAATTACTTTAAGTTGCGACTTAACTCTATTAAAGATATGGTTTTTAATTGGTGATAAAGAAACATCAAATAATCTATAGTTAGATGCGTAACTTGTAACAGGTTTTGTCCAAACACGATTATAAAATGGTAAAGTGTCTGAAACATATTCTTCTTCTCTAAATTTCATAAGAAATTCTTTATGTTTTGGGTCTACCATGTCGTATTTATTGGTAAATATTTCTTCATATCTTGCCCAAACAGTTTCTTCAGGTAGTATGTCTCTTTGTTTTTGTTCTCCCGTTTGTTGATTAATTTCAGTAACCGTACCTCTAATATCAAAACCACAAAGACTCATAGTGAATTTATCTTTTAATGGTTTTAATTTAGAGATAGTCCCTTCCATTAATTTTAAATCGTGTAAGTGAGATGAACCACCCAACCAACCAAAACGTAACTTATCTGATGGTAAAGTTTCTGCTTGGAATTGTGGTTCTTTTGGGTTAATTGCGTTTGGTAAAACGTAAACATTTTTATTAAATTTCATCATTTCATTTGCAAATACGGTTGTAGTTGTAGTTATATGACTTGCAACTTTTAAATTTTCTATAATTTTTTTATGTAAATTACTTTGTATAACTAATTGGTGAACGGGATGTTCTTTTGTTGGTAACCAATAATCGTCAAGATCCATTATAGTTATTAACCCAATAGAATTAAGTCTTTGTATAAGGTTAACTGAATTATCATATTCATGTCCTATTGTTCTGTGAAAATGTACAATATCATACTTTTTCCAATAGTTTATATCATTTACTTTAGGTTCATAGTCGATATCGACATGAAAATCATCGGAATGGTTATTTTGTAGACAGACGTGCGGATCGATACTTCTAAATTTACCTACCCCTGTCTTATCTGAAGGTAATACTAATACTCTTATTTTACTCATAAAACATTATTTATGATAAAAATAAACTAAATAAAATAAAAAATCCACCCTTTTGAGGTGGATAATTATATTTAATATTTTTGGTTATTGTAACTTTTTAATTTTAGTCACATTCCCAACAAATAAGTGTTTCCCTACTTTAAATTGTATTACCTCGTTAGAGTTTGTAGTTGATTCTACTAACATTCCTGCCACTTTTAGTTCTTCTCTAACAACATCTCTTACTGTGTCTCTAACAACATCACGCAACATTGATTTAATTTCGTTCATATTAATATTAGAACTAACGGATTGTTTTGTTTCTTTATTGTTACTTATTGGTTGATTATTATTTTCTGTGATTGTTTTTTTTGGGTTAATGTTCATCAACCTTTGTGCTCCTTGTATAACTTCTTCAGATATTGGTGTTTGCCCTCCCATATTATTTTGTTGTACAATTGGTTGTTCTATCATTAACCTTTTAATCTCGTCAGGCAATTTTGATTTTAAAATTCTTTCTTCCTCAATAGGTTTTGATGGGTCAAAATTATTTGTTATTTGTTTTTGTTCTGGCATAAATTCTTCAGGTAAATTGTATTTTGCGTTTACGGGTTGGTATTCGTCTACGGTTATTCCATTATTTATTTCTCTAATGGTATTTCTACTCATTTCTCCGTGTTTTTGCATTATTTTTTGTGAAACTGCAAGTCGTTGCATTAAATCTTGTTCTCTGTTCATATTATGTTATATTTTGTTCGTTATCAAAAACCGCATTTACTATAACACTAGTCATGGATCTATCACCATTTGGGTTATAATTTGGTCTCATTTCATAAAAGTTATCACCTGTCGGGTTAAAAGTCAATATATCAACCAATTTAAACATTCTCCAACCTGGTATTGGATTACCCTTAACGGTTTTTGTGTGAGATGAACCTTCTATTTCCCAAGCCCTTAATACTTGATTTCCTCTTTTACTAATACCCAAACACACTGGTTCAATTTCACGATATCCTTTACCGTATTCTTTTCCGTCATAATTTATTATTATTACTTTTTTATTTTTTATTGCGTCTTGCACATCATTAACCGCAGCAATTTCATTAATAATAGTTTTTAAATTATTTAAAAGTTTCATGTTGTTGGTGTGTAGTATGGATTGTTTGATGAGTATTTATTTACCATTAATTCTTCCTTTCTTGCGATTAAATCCGCTCTTGTACCAATATTTGGATCATAAACGTCCAATTCTTTTCCTGTTCCTCTACCAATTTCATCACCATTAGAATTTGCATCAGGATGAACACTTGAATATAAATCACCATTAACCGAAAATGCGTTTTGAGGTAATAGTTTTTTTCTTTGTTCTTCAGCAATTCTAGACATAGTATTGTCAGGTTGAGATAAATCTGGATTTCCTGTCTGTACTCCCATTTTATATTATTTTTTTAATTAGTTTATTTATTTTTAATATCTCTTCATTTACACCCTCAACAGAAAGTTGTTGTGCAGTTGTCGCGTTTTGTGTTCCAATACCTAATTTATAGTGTGCTGATAAATATTGGTTTTGCATTCCGGTGTCCGACTTTATTTTTTTAGAACTATTTGTGGTGTCTCTCATAGTCTTTAATGCTTCATCACACCATATTTTCATTCTGTCACCACCATTTAAAATAAAAGGGGCGTCTTCTTTATTACCACTATAACCATCAAACCAATTTTTAATTCTTTTAATTTGTTGGTATGTAATTTGTTTTTGTTGTCTTAGTTCTTGGTTTCTTTTCCATCCTTCGGTATTAGTGTCACCGTTTGTAGAATTAAAACAATCGTTAAGATATTTTAACAAACTATTTGGCATCATAACCACATTATTATAAAGCTTACTGTTCATCTTTAATTAACTTAATTAATGTTTGAATTGATATGTTGTGTTTTTTTGCCATTCTTCTTAAAGATGAAATGTTTTTTAAAATTATTGGGTTTAAATCTGATTTTAAATCTCCCTTTAAATCGTCTTTATCTACCAAAACATCTTCTATTATGTCTTCATTTTCATCAATATCCTTTTCTTTTAAAATTAACCTATCAATAAAATTTTTCTTTTTCTTTATGTTTTTAGGAACTCTTTTTTGTAGGTTTGGTTTTTTACCTTGTTGTAACGCTCTTTCTTCTGCCGAGTCTTTATCTAACTTCAACTCATCTTTATAATATTTTACGGTGTCTTTATAATTCATAAATTTAGACCCCTGAAATCCAAAGGCATGTTCCATATCTTCTTCCGTAAAAACACTCTCTCCTCTCATCATTACCCCCCCTCTCATAAACACATCCCTTGGTGTTTTAGTTGCTGCAACAATTTGATCGGTAGTTTTTGTCCCAACTCCCGTACTTGCAGGATCTAATATTGGGGTTCTAGATGTTTTCCATGTACCATCAAAATCAACTAACTCAGTAACCTCCTCTTCTTTTTCTTTTTTTGTTTTTTCTTTAAATATTTCGTGTGACTTACATGGCATATATTTTCTATCACCATCTTCGTTGTGGTAGTGTGAACCTACGCATCCTAGTGTCTTTGCAACTCTTTCTGCTCGTTCTTTAGTTGTATATTTATATGATTTCATATGAGCGTTTACCTATAAATACTTCAAACAAACTATTTATCATAAAAAACAATGCCGAGTCAGAATTTAAATACGTATTATTATCCAAAATATTCAACTAAGTTAAATTATAGCCAATATTTTGATTTAACATTAGCATCGAATGAAAGGGACTATGATGAAGAAGTTGTATTTTCAACAGAATTAATTGCGGAAAATGACGGTAATAGATTACCAATATTTATTGATTTAAATAATTCAATTACTAATCAAAAATTAATAATCACTTTTGATGAATATATTTCAAATAATACTTTAGTATCTAAAAATTATTATAATTTATATAGTTTTGATTTAAGTTGTTATTCGGCGTTTACAGGTGCTTGTGATGTTGGTTTAGTTGCTACCGATAATGGTTTATATACAGGATTGACGGGTCAAACACTTTATTATAGTATGGGGGTTAGAGATGATTACAAATATGATCCAAAATATTATGATAGAAGAATGAAATTTCATATGGTTACAGGGTATACTTTACCCCCAAATGAAGTTTTTAGTGGTAGACCAAAAAATGTTATTTATAATATTGTTGCAAAAAGTGCGGCAACGATTGGTTATTATCAAGACTTATATGGTGGATTTTATCAAGGATTTTATAAGTTGTTTGGTTACGATTATGAAATTTTCCCTGAAAGACTAAATAAGGGTTGGACTATGGAAACGGTCATTAAACCTAGAATAAGGGATTCTTATTGTATCGACACATCAAAAGAAGAGTATTTAAATGATATTTACCCTAATAATTCTGGCATTTTTTTCTATTTTGGTACAAGGGCTGAAAATAAATTTTACCACTATGCAGATGGTACTCCTGAATCTTATAGTTCATATACAAGATCAACAACAGGTTTAACTGAAATAAGTAGTTGTGCTTGTTCCGATACAGGGGTAACTAACGCCAATTGTGTAAAAATTTACCCACAAATTGAAACAACAGTTGTTCATAACTTAGGATGTCCATGTGGGTGTAATAGTACAGTAATAGAACCACTACCACCAACAGACCCAAAAATGGATGTACTATCAAATGCATTGTCTATAAGGTTTAGTGGTTGTCAAGCAAATCCAAGACTATGTGTAAAGGTTATAAAAATTACAGGTGATTGTATTACTACGGGTAGTTGCGGAACAACCGGAGTTACTTTCCAAACAGGGTATACAATTACTGAAGTTTGTAGTCCACCAATATATGATATATGTGATTACGTTTGTAGTGCAATAACAACAGATAGATGGGTTATGGTAAGTGCGGTTTTTGAAAGATACACAACAATAGAAGATTGTGACTTATTAAACTTAGGAGGATTAAACACAATTAGGGATGTCACATATCAATCTATACTTAATGGTGCGTCATATAACTTAATTATGCCACCTGAAACACATATAAATTCATTAAAAGAAGAAAAAATTTATAGAATATCTTTTGATAGAAAATGGTTTGATAATACTTGGTATAGGTTGGGTAGACTTAAAATTTACATAAATGGTTATTATTTTATGGTTATTGAAAATTTTGAAGAAATAATACCAAGAGAATTAAATACAGAAAAAGAAAAACAGATAGGTGTTCCATTTAATATGTCATGGGGTGGTGGTACACAAGGTTTACATGATAATTTAATTTTTGATGAATGCTCTGTTTGGGATTGGTCTGTGAGTAATATTGATACTAATTTAGTATACACGGCTTGTAGTGGAACGGTTGTTACTTTAACAGGAATAACAGGTCAGTCAGGTACTATATATACAAAAAATGATACTACACCTTATTTTACAACAGCATCAACCGCAAGTACACTGACATATAAAAATAATTATATACCAATCAACGGACCATATAGACAAGATACTGAATTATTTCCAAATGAAATTTTATCGGGAACAAGTCTTTCAGGACTAACAACAAATATATTGTTAGAACAAAATTTTGGCGGGTCATTTATGGGTGGACTTTCTCAATTTAGAATGTATACCGAACCTCTTGGAGCTGACCAAATACAACATAATTTTAGAATTTTAAAAAATGATTTTAATTTATTTAATTATTGGTGTCCAAATTGTTTAGAAGACGATGAACCATGTGAGTCTTCAGATATACACCCGTACACTCATTATTTTATTTTTAGTATTAATACTTTAGGGACTATAAGTAATGATATAAATAAGGCTTGTCAGGCAAAAACATGTTTAAATAATGCAAGTTGTAATTCAACAGGTAGTTACACGGTTTATATGGATGACGACCAACCAAGAATAAATGATAAAGTATTTACTAGTCAAACTGGTTGTAATTACAATAGTGGGCTTAATGGGTATTTTGCTGTGGTGTACTTAGGTAAGTACTCAATATTTGAAGTGACTAATGGTATAATAACTTGTCAATATGATTGTTAATATTTAATATATGGAATTTTTTATTCAACAAAATGCAACACTACCAATTTTAAAAATGGAAGTAGTAAAAGATGGTAGAACTGATGCGTCAAAAGATTTTTATAGTATTGTAGAAAATGCTACTTTAAGATTTTCAATGAAAAATGAAGAAACGGGGATTCAAAAAGTTTTTATGAAAAGTGCGTATATAACACAAAAAATAAAAATAAACCCTGACTCAAACATAGAGTATTATATATATTATAAATGGGGGGGTAAAGATACCGTAAAAAAAGGAAGGTACATAGGTGAGTTTTGTATTATATTGGAAAATGGGGAACTGTTATCACCAATACGAGAAATTTTATATATTAATATCATTTGACAATCACCCCCATATATCGTATTTATTAGGTAAGGGAAATCACAAATATTTTGTGAGCATAATAACCCAAACTTAAATTATACAAATATGGTTCCACAAGAAGACATTGAACGCTTTTTACATGGCGAAGACGACGAAAAATATATTGTCGCATTAGAATACGATTACAAATCAAATAAAATTTTCAAGGTAATACAAGATCCAATCAAAGGTAAACTTTTGAGGATGGACACTTTTATCCCATTTGCTTGGGTTGGTGACCTTAAAAATAAAAACTTTTATAAAGGTAATAAGGAGTTTCAAAAGAAAGCGATGTCTGAAAACGGCATTATTATAGAAAAATTAGAAGACCACGGAGACGAAAGATTAAAAAACGGATTAACGTTTTTAGTTAAAACAACAAAGTCTTACTCAAACCTTGTAAACTTTTTTAAGGGTGGGGGGTTAGATCCTTGGGGTAGGGATAACTCAGATGTAATTACTATTATGTCTCCAGTTGAGCAGTACCTTATCCAAAAAAGTAAAAGGTTATTCAAAGGATTTGACGAATACGATGAAATCCACAGGTTTGTATTCGATATTGAGACCACAGGTTTAGACCCCAAAACAAGTAAAATGTTCTTGATAGGGATGAAAGACAATCGTGGATTTATGAAATCTTTATCAGCACAAAATGAAGACGAAGAAAGACAAATGATTATTGAGTTTTTTCAAACAATAGACCAACTTAAGCCGTCTCTTGTTGGTGGATACAACTCAGCTTTCTTTGACTTCCCATTTATTTTAAAACGTGCAGAAATTTTAAAGTTAAACATTAAAAAAATTGCAAAAACTTTAAATCCCGATTATTCATTAAAACAAAAAGAAGGGGTTCTAAAGTTGGCAAATGAAATGGAACCTTACATACAAACACAAATGTGGGGTTACAACATCATTGATATTGCTCATGCGGTTCGTAGAGCTCAAGCTATCAATTCAGACATTAAAAGTTGGTCTTTAAAGTACATCACCAAATTTATTGAGGCAGAAAAAGAAAATCGTGTTTATGTTGAGGGAGATAAGATAGGTAAAATTTATTTTGACAATGAGGATTATTGGATGAATAAAGAAAATGGTAATTATAAGAAGGTTGGGATTAATCAAAAAATAGACGAGGTTTGTTCAAGAAGAGACGATGTTTATTTTAAAACTAATGGTTCAAAAATAATTGAGGATTATCTTGACGATGACTTGTATGAAACAATGATTGTTGATGAACAGTTTAATCAAGCAAACTTCTTACTTTCAAAGTTAGTACCAACAACATACGAGAGACTTTCAACTATGGGTACCGCCACTTTATGGAAAATGATTATGTGTGCTTGGTCATACAAAAACAATTTGGCACTACCTAAAAAGAAAGAAAAACGTAAATTTACAGGAGGACTTTCTCGTTTGGTTCAGGTTGGGTATTCAAGAAAGGTATTAAAACTTGACTACTCTTCACTATACCCATCAATTCAGTTGGTTCATGATGTATTTCCTACTTGTGATGTAACAGGAGCAATGAAGAGTATGTTAAAGTATTTCCGAGATACTCGTATTAAATATAAAAATTTAGCCAGTGAATATAAATCAATAGATTTAAAGGCTTCCATTTCTTACGATAGAAAACAGTTACCAATTAAAATATTTATTAACGCATTCTTTGGTTCGTTGTCTGCCCCTCACGTATTTCCATGGGGTGATATTGATATGGGGGAACAGATTACTTGTACGGGTAGGCAGTATCTTCGTCAGATGATTATGTACTTCATGCAAAGAGGTTACGTTCCCTTGGTAATGGATACGGATGGTGTAAACTTTGAAACTCCTGAGGATAAAGAAAATTATAAGTATATCGGTAAGGGACTAAATGGGTTAGTTAAAGAAGGTGAAGAATATGTGGGGGTTGAAGCTGACGTTGCAGAGTACAACGATTTGTTTATGAGAAACGAAATGGGTCTTGATATCGACGGTGTGTGGCCAGCAACAATTAACGTGGCTCGTAAAAACTACGCACTTCTTACTGATAAAGGTAAAGTTAAACTTACAGGTAACTCTATTAAATCTAAAAAACTTCAAACATATGTTGCTGAGTTTTTGGATAAAGGATTAAGAATGTTACTTGATGGTAAAGGTGGTGAGTTTTTAGATTTTTATTATGAGTATGTAAATAAAATTTATAATAAAGAAATCCCGTTGGTTAAGATGGCAAACAAATCTCGTGTTAAACAATCAATTGATGATTATAAACTTCACGTTACAAAAACAACAAAGTCAGGAAGTTTAATGTCAAGACAGGCACATATGGAACTTTTAATTAATGCAGGAAAAACTCCAGGGTTAGGTGATACCATTTATTATGTTAATAATGGTGAAAAAAAATCTCACGGTGATGTTCAGAATAAAACCACAAAAATGACTAAAAAACAAATTGAGGACTACACAAAAATTCACGGAGCGGTACCACCTGAAATGTTATCAAAAAGTGAAGTTATTTTAAATTGTTATTTAATTGATGAAAAAGATATTGAGAATAATCCTGACTTATTAGGTGAATATAATATATCAAGAGCGTTAGCGGCATTTAATAAAAGAATAGAACCATTACTTGTGGTGTATAGTCCTGACATTAGAAGAGATATTTTAATTGAGGAACCAAAAGACCAACCAATCTTTACTAAATCACAAACAGAATTAGGTAGAGGGTTCCCGATGAAAGAAACTGACCAAGATAATTTAGATGAGGTATTAACACTATCTGATATGGAAATTAAATTTTGGCAAACGGTTGGTATCGACCCTTACTATATGTACATTGATGATACTATTAATTTGGTTGATGACAATAGAGTTAGTCATAACAGAGAATTGATGAGTAAAGTAACTAAAGTAGTAACCGTGGATAAAGACGAATTTTACGAATTTGATGTTGATGGGGATTTAATTTCCTTAGTGTTTGACTAAGAATTTTTTAAACCGTCAGAAGAAAGGATATACCAAAAATCACCAATAAATTTGAATTCAACACAAGAACCGTTGTTGAGTTCAATTTCATTAAATTCTTCATCTATTAAATTATTTGTTTTAACAATAACGTGAGTCATACATTTAACAACAACGTGGTCAGTGTTTGTTTCATCTAAAAAAAGTTCACAGGATTCAACATCCTTTATAACAATAACATATTCACCGTTAGTTCTATAACTTTGGTTTGTAACAACAGAGGAATCCGATGTTAAAATTTCATAACCATTTATAATTCTTTTAGATGGTATCGATTTAAATAGTGCCATAAATAATTATATCACAGTTATTGGACTTTGGAAAGCCCTAAATTTTAATAACTTATTTAAATTTTCAGCTTGTAATGCCCTTTGTTCCATTAATTTTTCGGGTCTTAACCTTTCAAGTCTGTTTTTTAATTCTTCAGTTAATGTTGTTTTTTCATCTTTTGCTTCGGTTTGTAAACTTTGGTACTCTAAAGTTAATTCAGAGTCGGGGGTTTTAAGGTTCCCACTATATTTACCTCTAACTCTTGCTAAAGTTTCTTTACAATATGCGGTAAACCATCTTCTAACCCAAGTCTGTGCGGGTCCATTTAATTTTTGCCATTTTAAACTTTCTAACTGTACGTCAGACGGTAGTCTTACAACATCTGGATTATTCTCTAAACAATCTTCTCTATCACAGGTATCATAATACCAATACCAAACTCTGTATTCGTTTCTTTTCATGTTACCAAAATCAAACTTACCTCCAGGTACGTTGTAAAGGTGTAGGGCTTTTTTACCTTCAGGCAGTGCGGTTAATCTGTAAGTTAAATCTCCTGTTAAGATTCTTCTTTTTATGTTGATGTCTTGCATTCTTAAAAGAATATCGAATGCGGGGGTAACAAAATAATTACCTGACGTACCCATTTGTGAAAATCCTGCACCACCACCAAGTCCAACTCCACCAAAACCACCAAAACCACCCATAAATGGGTCAAAATATGCTGCGTCTAATTCTGCTCTAGCAAACCAAAGTAGTTCGTTAAATTCTCTACATGCCTCTATCTCATATATTTGTTGTCCCGGAACTAAATCAATATAATCTTTCTTTAAAACATAATCACCACCCGCTTGTAAACCAACAATTTTAGAATATGCGTACGTGTATGAAGTTTCCCAATTCATGTCTTTTGTTGCTAAGGCTCTCGCAACTGATTGTTCATCAACATCTAACCCCGCAAGTGATGACCATTGCGATTCAATTAACCAATCTTGGGTTGTTTGTTCATAATCTTCTATAGATAATTGTAGAAGTGAATCTAACATCTCATCTTCTAACTCTACAGATCTTAAAGGGGCCCCCAATAAATTACGTATTCTTTTGTAAAGTTGGGATCTTTCTGGTTCTTGTATGATTACTGTTGTTGCCATTTTTTATTATATAAATATCATTAACTAATAATACTTTCGTTTAGTTTCTTTTTTGTTTGATTAATAAACACATCATTTACAAATCCCCAATTAACTACCTTCCAAAAATTTTTAATGTACTCGTCTCTTTTATTTTGGTATTTTAAATAATATGCATGTTCCCATAAGTCCAACCCTAATAATGGATAACCTTGTGTTTTTTCCGTATTCATTAATGGGTTGTCTTGGTTTGAGGTTGTTACAATTTTTAATGTATTAGTTTTAGTTAAAATTAACCAAACCCAACCAGAACCAAATTTAGTTTTTGCTTCCTCCTCAAACTTTTCTTTAAATTTATCAAAAGAACCAAATTGTTTATTAATTTTAGAAAGTATTGGATCTAAAATCTTTTGTTTTTTAGGTGACAACATTTTCCAAAATAATGCGTGATTAAATGCCCCACCCCCGTTATTCTTAACTTTAGTATTAAAGCTTGATATTTTTTTAATAATGTTTTCTAAATCAATATCTTTACCTGATATTTTTTCAAGTTCTAAATTTAACTTTTCAACATATCCTTTGTAGTGTTTATTATAATGAACTTTCATGGTTTCACTATCAATAAAAGTACCAAAAGAATTGTAATCGTATGGTAAACTTTCCACACTTATTTTTTTAATTTCTGAAATAATTTTATAATTACTTGGGGAATCTTCACCTAATACGTTTTCTATTTTAGAAATCCGTTCATTAAATTTAAAATAAATTGATTTCTCAACTAAATTTTTTTTATTACCTGTTGGGTTAATACCCTCATATTTAATTTTAACTTCCATGATATATAAATATCATCTACTTTTAGAAATCATATTTAACATTTCTTCTATTGAAGATGCGTTGTCTAACAATAAATCATCCCCCATAACGGTTGATATGATTTTTTTCTTTCGGTTTAAAATATCATAAATTGCCCCCTCTATTGTATTTTCAAAAAGTGGGTAATAAACTGAGGTTGATTTTTTTTGTCCAATTCTATGTGAACGATCTTCTGCTTGAGCGTGTTCTGCAGGAACAAAGGATAAGTCATTCATTATAACGGCTTCCGCTGAGGTTAAAGTTAATCCTACACCTGCGGCTTTTAAATTACCAACAAACACCATAATCTTGTCATTTGTTTGAAATTCGTCTACTGATTTTTGTCTATGAGGTTTTGAACAAGACCCATCTAAATAGACTGCAGATTTCCCAAAATGATTGTAAATGGTTCGTAATGTGTCTGTAAAATTTGTAAATATGATAACTTTTTTTCCTTGTTCTATAATGTTTTCAGCTAACTCAATAGTATTTTTAATTTTTTCTTCAGCAATAACTTTTCTTACTTTCATTAATTTTCCAAATTGAATAGTTAAAGACCCCGATTCATCAGAGTTTTTATCGTACCAATCATAGTATTCACCCATGAGCTCTTCATAGTCTTTAGACTTTAATCTTAAATAAACAGGAGTAATAATTTTATCAGGTAAATCTAAAACATCTTCTTTTAATCTTCTTAAAATATGTGTTTGGGTTCTTTCTCTTAGTTCATCTAAATTTGATGCTCCAGCTACGTTCCACACTTTTCTTTTACCTACACTAAATTGAAAACCATTACAATATCTTCTAGCGTAAGCCATCCAATTTGCGGCAACTGGACTCTCAACTAAACTCAAAAGGTTAAAATAATTCATTGGTCGAGAAGTCATAGGGGTACCCGTTAATAACCAAACTCTTTCAACTTTATTGCAAATGTCATTAACAATTTTTGTTCTTTGGGCTTGGGGGTTTGATATCATATGAGCTTCATCCATAATAACTAAGTCAAACTTTGTATTTAATATGGTTGATTTGTCTATCTTTTTTGGGTCGTGAAAGTTTTTTAAAATATCATAATTAATAATTACAAACTCGTGGTCACTTGAAAATTTTTTACCTTCCGAAATGTATATGGTTTTATCTGAATAATTTTCAATTTCACGTTGCCAATTTATTTTTAAAGATGCGGGACAAACAATTAATATTTTTTTAGCCCCCGTTTCAAGTGCTGCGATGATTGTCGATGTGGTTTTTCCAAGTCCCATATCATCAGCCAAAATAAACTTTTTGTTGCCCACTAATTTTTGAATCGCATCTTTTTGGTGTTCCATTGGAAGTCGGTGGTTATATTTTTCATAATCAACAACAACGTTTTTAACTTCGTTGTCTTTTATAAGTGCTGATTTTGGCATCCAAAAATCGTGAATAGTTTCACCACTAAACACCTTTCCCCATATGTGGTACGATTTATCCTTTTCAACCAAAAGTTTTTCTACATAAATTTCTGTAGGTTCTTTTGTGTACATCTTATCTTCCATCATTTTCTTACCAAAGTAGGAATCCAATTTAACCCATTTTTTTGCAACTTTTGGTACTCTATTGTGAAAATTTATAATGTATTCTGCCTGTGTCCTTGTTGGGGTAAAAGATTTAGTATTTTGTTTTTTGTGTTTTAAATTTAAGATATAGTTGTTTGATCCCTCATATTTGTCTAATAACTGAAGGGATCGTGTTTCGGGAGTTCTTGAAATTATGTCTTCCATTGTATTTAATTAAAAATAGTAAATAATAATAAATAATCAATCAAAGTATTTATATTATATGACACAGAATAGAGTTCCAATTACAAGATTAAATAAATTCTTTTCAGAAGAAGATTTCAATTTAGATATTGATATGGGATCTGAATGGCTTCATGGTGATATGAATTTTACTTTGGTTTTATATCGTGTAGACAAAAAACGAACAAATAAAGATGATGTGTACGGTGAAGCGTTAGAAGATGGTATACAATTTATGGCTCCAGTTGAATTTAAGGGGTATGTTCAAGTTGAGGCGGCTGAAAATAAAGACCTAGGGGATAGTAGATTATCTCAAATGGAATCAGGAAATATAAAAGTAGGGGTATACCAAAATCAATTAGATATGTTGTCGATAGATATAAGTTATGGTGATTACATTGGTTATTACGAGACGGAAACAAGAGTTAGATACTATACAGTGGTTAATGATGGTAGGATAAATTCTGATAACAAACACACATATGGTGGGTATAAAAAGTTCTACAGGTCAATCATTGGGGCACCTGTTAATGAAAACGAATTTAAAGGGATATAATGGCGTTACCTAAAAAAGAAAAAAAACATTTGCCTTTAATACCTAACAAAGTAGGTAAAGAAAGAAGACAAGAAATGCTTGATGAGATTCAAGATAAAGGGACTTTTTTACCTAAAGGGATATTACATGCCGATTTAGATAGAGGAATGTTAGATTTTGTTAAAGAAAGTTTAAGACTTGTTGTAGATACTAAATTAGTACCAACTTTAGATAAAATAATAACAACTCAAGGGTGGGCACAATTTACAGAAACTTGGGATTTTAAAGATTTAGATGAAAATGTTAAATTACCTTTTGTTTGTACTATGAGGGCTCCTGAAGTAAAGTATGGAACAAATCCAGCAACAAAATATAATATACCTGAAAGACTTAGGTTTTTTTATGCTACTGTACCTACTTGGGACGGACAAAGAAAAGGGGCTGACGTTTATAAAATACCACAACCAATACCTGTTGATGTTACGTTTACTATAAAGATTTTTTGTAATAGAATGAGAGAATTAAATGAATTCAATAAAGTTATAATGGAAAAATTTACTTCAAGACAAGCGTATCAACAAATAAAAGGGCACTATATTCCAATTGTATTAGAGGACGTTTCTGACGAATCAATTAAAGAATTAGAAAAAAGAAAATATTATATTCAAAATTATAAATTTTTAATGCAAGGAATACTAATAGACGAGGAAGAGTTTCAAGTGTCTCCCGCAATTTCAAGATATTTAACAATGTTTGAGGTTGATGTTAAAAAGAAACAAAATAAAGTTAAACCAAACGATAATCGTCCTAACTTTTTTGATTTTAAATTTATCTATGAAAACGGAACAACAGCCTTAACTGAAAATTATTTTTTCACTGCGGACGTTAAACCTAAAGAAATAATAAATGTTTCATCATATTCTGTTTATATTAATAGTAATTACGTTGGGGATAATTTAACAACAATACAAATTAATAATGGCGATTTATTATTAATTACTATTGTCAAAACAAGTAATTTATTAAATTCATATATTGATACTACGACTTACCTTTTATAAATCTATTCTCCGTATATATCCTTTTTTTCTTCACAAGTTTTTTTAATCATAAATTCTAAAAATTTATAGATTTTTAAACCGTGCTTATCACAATACGTTTTTAACATCTCATGACTTTCAATTGATATCTTTATATTTTTAATTTTTTTCATATTAAATAAAATTTTATAAGGTAGAAAAAAGGTAGAATTTTTTCATACTAATAAATAAATATTTGTTTTTACTAATGTTTTTTGCATTTCAAAGAACTATTTATAAAATAAAATAAATTTATAAACAAAAAGAAAAAATGGCATCTATCGGAAAAGTTTTTGTATCACCCGGTGTTTACACTTCAGAAAGAGATTTAACATTTGTTACTCAGTCTGTTGGTGTAACTACTTTGGGTATTGTTGGTGAAACCTTACAAGGCCCAGCATTTGAACCTATCTTTATTACTAACTATACGGAGTTCAGTACCACATTTGGTGGAATTAATTATGAAAAATTTATAGGGACAACAATACCTAAATATGAAGCTTCATACATTGCAAAATCATATTTAAGTGAATCAAATCAATTATACGTAACAAGAGTTTTAGGGTTATCAGGTTACGACGCAGGACCATCTTGGTCAATTACAACAATTTCAAACCCTGACCCAACAACATTAACAGCGACTGGTACATCTGCGGTTTCTTATATTAACTTTACAGGTACTACATCAGGAGTCACATCGGTAACACCACCAGCATCAATTGCAGGTGTATACTACGAAACATATACAGATTTTAATGGAGATACTGACTCTATTTCAAATCAAGTTTCAAGTTTAATTTTAAATGAAATTCAATATCGTGCAACAAATAACTCAACTTCAGGAACTACCGCATTATTTTTTGGTAGTGTAAGTTCAACAACATTTAACTCAGTTACAGGAGCAACCCCTAACCCTATTGGTGTTACGGCATATACTGAAGGTTATGGTGTCGCTACTATTATTGCCGACAGTACTACTGATTTTACTGACCCATTAAACGACCCTTGGTTTTACAGTAATCAATTTAGTTATTATCAAGATGCTAATAATGTTGGTCACTACAATGCTTATGGTTTTGGTTTAGTACTTAGTGGATCCGTAAGTAGTTTAGGTAGTGGAGTGTTTTCAGGTAAATTAGCGGTATACAACACAAATTATGCTTCAGATGTGTATAATTCATATGACGATGTTGTAGTTGCAACATTTAGATCTAGAGGGATAGCAACATATGTTTCAGACAACGGTCCGGTATATAAGGTTTCGGCAACCACAAATGTAATTTTAGTCCAATCAGAGTCTTCTGGTATGACAAATAATCTATACTCAACATTTAAAATTTCAGGATTAACTACAGACGACAACACAACATTTACTTTCAATGCAAGTATGGATTATACATCAACAAATTTTATTGGAAAAGTGTTTGGGATTGCTAATTTTTCTGACGGTAAAGATATGGACACATTCCCATTATTTGTTGAGGAGTCTTATCCTGCATTTTTACAAGTAGCATACTATGAAAATAAAATTAGAGGATTAAACAGTACTTTAGTTGGTTTACCAGGTTTAAGAAAAAGTCCTAACGTAGGTTCTGTTGCTAATTACTTAGACGAATATCAAACACCTGAAACTCCTTATGTTGTTTCAGAATTAAGAGGTAATAAAGTTTACAGATTATTTAAAATTATATTAATTTCTGATGGTACAAGAGCAAATACACAAGTTAAATTCTCAATTAGAAACGTTTCTTTTGGAAGTGGTACTTTTGATTTGGTTGTAAGAAACTTCTACGACACTGACGCTAACGTACAAATATTGGAATCATTTACTTGTTCTATGGACCCAACTCAAAATAATTATATTGCAAACAGGGTTGGTACATCAAACGGTGAATACACACTTAAATCTAAATACATTATGTTGGAGATGAGTGATGAGGCACCTAAAGACGCACTACCTTGTGGGTTTGAGGGATATACCCAAAGAGTTTACGGTAATAGTAAACCACCATTTATTAACTATAAATCACTATATTACGGACCTAATCAGGTTATTTATAACCCACCAAGTGGGTCTGTAGGTGGTGGAGATAACACAATAAGATCAAGTGCTAGTGGTGAAAGATTAAATAAAAATTACTTAGGAATATCTGATCAGACAGGATTTGATACTGACTTCTTCCAATATAAAGGTAAACAAGCTCCTGTAGGTACACTTGACCAACCTGGAACAGAATGGTCTTGGAGAACACAAGGGTTCCATATGGATAGTGGAGCAACTGTTGTTTTAATAGGGGGTAATTTTACAACATCAGGAGACTCAGCATTCCAAGTAGGAGACGCTAGTTTTCAATCTGACCCAACTAACAACGATAATCCATATTTCAAATTGGCAAGTCGTAAGTTTACATTCTACCCTTATGGTGGATTTGACGGTTGGGACATTTACACACAATCAAGAAGAAACACCGATAGATTTACTTTAGGGGCCTCTGGATGGTTAAAAGGGTCAAGACAATCGGCAACATACCCAACCGCTACGGGTTCAGGGTTATTTAAATTAATTACAGGACCTAACCAAGAGGTGTGGGGTAACACTGACTTTTACGCATATCTATGGGGACAAAAAACTTTTGCAAATCCTGAAGCTGTTGACATTAATATCTTTGTAACACCTGGAATTGATTATGTTAATAACTCAAACTTAGTTGAGGAGGGGATTGAAATGATTGAAAATGAAAGAGCAGATTCAATATATATTTGTACAACACCTGACTA